GGTTTACCTAAAAACTTTTCACCAGCAGTGATTCTACTTCTATTCCAACTTATCAATCCCTTATTAGTTCCAGCACCATCATTAAGAACCCATGGCGGTCTCTGAGCATTCCATCCAGATTCCTGCTGAATGTTACCAGCAATATATGCTGCACCTTTTGCAGGAAAACCTTTCTTCATTAAGAGTTTAGCACCTTCATTGAGAGTGGTTGGATTCTCTCCAACTCCACCAAGATCAATTCCAGATACATCTCCAGCAGATGGTGGAGCTCCACCATCACCAAGACCATCTATAATATTGTCAAAGCCAAAATCAATAGGATCTGTAAGTAAGTCAAAACCTTGTATAACATCATTCTCTAATCTTCTTAGAGATTCATTCATTTTATTCATACCATCAGTGATGCTATTGTTTATATTCCCAAAATTAAATGATGCAACATCTACAAGAACATTACCAAGAGTCTGACCAAAACTAAACAAGAAGTCTGTTATATTCCCAACAGCACTACTCATTACTGTAACCAACTTCTGCATTCTCTCAATAAGTTTCTTCGCACCATCAATAATCACTGGTAGATTTAATACTAACCAACCAACTAAGAGTGTGCCAACGAAATCAAGAATTCTACCTAAGAATCCTTTAGTACTTTCTGCAACAACCTTTCCTGCTCTTTTTATAGATCCCCCAATACTTGATGCTTCAATAATACTCTCTTGCTCTCTTCTTCTAACTGCTTCCCTTCTTGCCAAGAAATACTTAGTTTTATCTGATATCGACTTTCTCTTAATTTCATTCTGACTGGACATTGTTGCTGCAATAGCATTTGTAGTCTGCTGAGCATTCTCAAATACTTTACCAACAGACTCTACACTTCTGGAAAGAGAAGATATTCTTAAAGAAGACCTATATGCTAAAGTAGTACTTGCCATATTATGCTATTGCTCCAATGACATTGTATTGGACAATTGAGAATAATGGATATGGATTATCAGGATTTGAGCTAGCAACACTGGGTGCTCTATTTGCTAATCCCATCTGCGATGATGTTTCTGCTGGTTGCTGTTGCTGCTCACCACCCTCAATGACAGTTACATTTGCTGCTGGTTTTGGTAACTCAGGAATACCCTTTGCCTTATCTTCCATCGAAGGAGCAGACACTTTTGCTGATATTGTTGCTGTTGCATCACTAGATTTATCCTCAGGTTTCATATCAGTTGTTGCTGCAGCATCACTTGATTTCATATCTGCTGCTTGCTCTGAGGTGCCACTGAGATTACCCAGAATATTTTTAGCAGTCTCAGATCCAAGAACTGAGAATGTAAGACCACTCAGTACCTTAAGCCATCCTGGACCAGGCATATATTTACTACCAAGTCCAAATCCAGCAAGACCACCAAACATAGAAGCACCAAATTGTGCAGGTGTTTCTTCTGCTCCTGCTGCAGGAGCAGAACCAGGCATTAAACCCTGAGCCGCTTCACTAATCATATTGGCGGGACTTGCTGTTGCTGGTTTTTCAGCATCTATATCTTTGCCAGTAAGAGCCTCAATTCCTCTTCTTATAATCTCATAAATTCCAGGATTAACGGTTTTTACATTATTCTTCAGTTGATTCAAAAATGCTTTGATTGGTCTTTGGAATAACTGAAGTGCAACTGCCTGAGCAATTCTAGTTCCAATTCTAAGAAGTCCACCTCTGAATAATCCAAAACCATTTTGAAGAGCAAGTAGAGTAAGTCCTACATCTCTTAGATTTTTAATAACATTATCTTTTATCTCATTTAACTTCTCACCATTATTTTCAGTGAGTGCTACAATCGTTTGTACTCCTTGATTGAGCAACCAACCGAAGAAGAGTTGGTTGAAGAAAGACATCAAATTCGTCAATGAAAACTGTGCCTTTGCTCCAATATTCCGTACAGGCTCAACCAGCACGGATTGCATTTTCTTCTCAATTATACTTTCTTTTCCTTCTCTAAGTTGCTGTTCTGCTAATATTCTTTCTTGATTACTTTCTTGTTGTTGCTTTAAGTTTTCTAATGCTGCCGACTGAGTAGTAAGCTCTGATATTCTCATCAGGTTACTATTCAGGAGGCTCATCTGTCCTCCAATTCTTGTTATAGAGTTACTAACATTCTGCAGAGCAACTTGATTCTGCTCCAATACTGCTGCAGTATTACTATCTGCTATCGAAGCAAGTTCTTTTGAAAGTGAGCTGCTTAAAACAGGACGACCTAAAACTGAAGACCCAGATAGGGTGTTTCTAGCTCCACTTAGTCCACCTGCGATAGGTGATTGCATCTCAGCCATTTGCTCTTTGCTTCAGGGTTTCCTCCTCAATGTATTGCTGGAGAAGAGAAAGGTAAACTTCCTTTTCCCAAGGAATCATATTTTCTAGTTCTGTCAATGAATATTTATGGTGCTGCATAAGGGCAAAATTAACCTTAAAGTATGACTCAAGATTAGTATGAGCCATACTTACCCGAAAAAAGATGTAAGTCCCTCAAGAACTACTTCACTTTCAACACCAGTCTTTGGATTCTTGACTTTCAGTGTATGTGACAACTTAGGCATCGTATCAAAGAAAGTTTCAATCTGCTTAAATTGTTTCGAGCTCAATTGCTCCAAGAATTCACTCAACTCTTTCTTGGTGCAATCAGAAGCATTCCAAGATTCTTCTTCATTATAAACTTGCTCGATACAAGAAGAAATCAAATCGAAGGTATCATCAACACCAATAGATTCTGCACTACTAAAGTTTGACTTGATAAACTCATTCATCGAGGGATACTTCATTCTCAGGACAAGATCGTTGCCGAGATCTATGTCTCTCTTGTGCTCCTTAGAAATATGCACTTTAATGTCGTCGAGATTAATCAATGTTGGCACCTGAGTTTGGTTGTCGTCAGGGCAAGTAATCAAGACTTCGACATCTTCTCCAACAGACTTACCACGAATATTTAAGAAGATATATTCAATATCAAATGTTGACAACTCTTCAACTTTAACACCTCTGGTAATGATGCAACCAGAAATAACATCCTTTACAGCATTCGCAATCTGCTTATTATCCTCACTCTCCATTGCAATGATGAGGATTTTTTCTTCTTTAACTAAGAATGGTCTATATTTTATCTTCTTTCCAGTTGATGGGATTTCCAACTCATATGTTGGTGTAGAGATCTTTGGTAAAGGCATAATAACCCAAAAAATTCAGTTATGAATATTTATGGCTCTCTGCTGGTACCGCTTATGTCTCTATAAACTTGTCCACTATTGATTGCTTCGGCAACTGAAATGCCACGAGGAATGAATCTAACCCCACTGGCACCCACAGTGCTTCCACGAACTGGAACTAAGTTTTCTTGAGACAGTGAAGCATCTTCTGTAATAGAGTTATTATTTTCAGTTCCTTTTCTATTATTGTCAGTGCCTCTATAGATTGAGAAACTATCTGCCCTTCCAGCAACATATCTATCGACATTAAATGTTACTGTTGCTTTGAGTATTTCAGAGTTTCCATAGTTAATTGGACTTGAATTCAAAGCCGTTGGAAATAATCCGAAGAAAGTATATTCAATGTGATTATCATAATCTCTGTCAAACTTAACCAACTTAGTTTGATTACACTTATAATCTTCTGGATACAACATTCTAAAGTAATATCCATCTTCTGCTTGGGATGCACCAGATCCACTGGAAATAAACTCTATCCAGTGCTCAAAGAATTTTATAGTCTTATATTCGTGGTCAACATAAAACTCAAGTTGAATTTCTGTAAATGCTCTACTGTGTGCGAACTTTTCAGTAACACCCATATAATCGCCAACAATATCTGCAGTAGCGACTGAACTTCCAGGTATTACAGCAGAACTACAGAGTAAACCTGATGTTTCTACAATGAATCTATAATCAACTCCTCTTACATTCAGATGCTGTCTCAATGAAGTTGGCAACCCACCAAAAGACAATTGATAGTGGGAGGTTTGTGCTAATCTTGTTAGCGTTGGTTTAAAGTCAGATATCTTTCTTGGTTTAGGTGCTGGCACTCTAAATACCTTATACGAGTATTACATTATTAAGTATTTAGATGGCATATAAAGGAAAATATCAACCATCATATCCTCAAAAATACAAAGGTGACCCATCCAACATCATATATCGCTCTCTTTGGGAGCGCAAATTTATGGTTTATTGTGACACAAGACCCAACATTTTAGAATGGGGAAGTGAAGAAATGTTCGTGTGGTATCGGTCTCCGATAGATAACAAACCACACAGATACTTTCCAGACTTTTATATTAAAGTAAAAGAGGCAACTGGTCAGATTAAAAAGTATATTATTGAAATCAAACCTCAGAGACAAACTGCTCCACCACCAAAACCAAAGAGACAAACTCAAGGTTATATTCGTGAAGCATATGAATATGCCAGAAACCAGGCAAAGTGGGAAGCAGCAAGAGAATGGTGTCTTGACAGAGGT